TAGAGCGATAATGATCAAATTTTTAATCATTTTATCTCCCATTCACCGTTCTTTTTTAAACACGTTTTTCCGAACGACTTAAAAACGTGGTTTGGTCTACTGTAAAATCTACAGTATTCTGGTGTATTAACATCACGGTAATAAAACTGAGCAAACAATTCCCAATAACTAGGTCCTGTTGCTGTTTTTCTACCATCACTACACTCCAAAACTTCTTCTTTAACAATAGTGTTTTCACTTTGTTTGATTATAACTTTAACAAAGCAATATTGACCATCTACTTTTTTAGGTTCAATAGTTGTAATTTTATCGTAGTAAACATTACTATCTGCTTTTTCCATTTTATCTAATATGTCTATAACCTTATCACCAGTTGAAACCTTTTCAATCGGTACAGTTACACCAGATAAATCGTGGTTGTCTGCTAATGATTCTGCATATCGTTGAAACGATAACATAGCAAAAAATATAATTGCAAATAATATAATCTTACTAATTTTTGACATACTTACCTTTCAATAAAAAATCTTTTTCAACCCAACGACCGTCTGGCATTTGACAAGCAGTACCAAAGATTGTATTTCTATTTACACCGCCAACACCTAGCAAAGGCCATTGATTAGTTATATCTACAACAGCATCATAATCTTTACACTTGATAGGTCCTTCTATATAAGACCTTGTTGTTTTAATAATACCTGAGTTACCTGTTTTTTGATTGTACCAATTTGTATAACTAGAACCACCAGGACCATTGTTTAAATGATCTACAAATACTGCCTGATGAACATCATAATCTGATTTGTACATAACTTCAGCACCGACAAAAGCACCTGTCACAGCACAAGTAGCAATTACAGCAGGATGATTTGCACCTAATTCTACACAAGTTGCCGTAGTTGTTGTTGCACCTAACACAGCACCGACTTGTGATCTATTAGCTGCACAATTAGTTATAAACAAACTAATTAATAATAGTAATATTGTTTTCTTCATTCTCACCTAGTTTTTTTAGAGTATCATTAATTTCATATAGTTCATCATTTAATGAATTACTACTTTTAAAATGTAATTCTTCCTCTAATTCTAATTTTCTTTCTTTTAAACTATTAATTGTGTATTGTTTATCTGTCATATTTACCTTTATCATTTGCGATTAATCGGCATTGCATTTGTATATCTTCTATTAAGTTATTAACTTCAATATCTCTTTCTTTAGTTTTAGGATTATTATATTTTAAATTATACAATCTATCACTGACAGTTTTGATACCATCAATTTTTTTACAAAGATCACTAATTCTGTGTAACATATTAATTAATACCTAATAAAGATTTAATTTTAGACCAGTTTTTGGCATTTTGTTTTTTGCCTTCTTCCCAACCAGCTTTTTGAAACTCTTTAATATCGTTCCATTCTTTCACAATATAATTTTTTACTTTCTGATCCATTGTGACTTCTTCACTCTTAGCAATTGCCATAGTCATTAAAGTAATGATTGTTAATAACATCATTGTTCTCATATTATATTTTCCTTCCCATAGTTTTAAAATCCTTAGCATCAACAACCATATAAGGACCTTTATTATACGCCACACTAATTGTTTTGCCAGCAGGAAGTTGTGTAGCGTAAACTCTCTTTGCTGTACTACCACCGATATTATTACTGCACGGTATAGAATCTCTTACTTTTAAATGACTCAAATCTAATTCACCTGGTTTTGATTTAGTATTTGGTTTTTGAAATGTACAAACCTCTTCAAAGGTAGTTTTAATACCTTTTGAAATTAACCAGTTGTAATGGTCAAGTCGAGCTTTGTACAAATCTTTTTTAGTTGTCATTAAAAATCTTTAATAGAAGTTGGTATAGAATCTGCTCTTACTTCAGCAAATGATCTACCGAAAATCTTTTGATAAAAAGTTTCTCTCGGTTCTGTAGTCAAGTAACAAGATAACAAGTTCTCAAAATTAATATCAACATTAGAGTAATACTCTGGATGTTGTTTTTTAAGTTCTATGTGATCTTTAAAGAATTGAATACGATTAGTATAATAATCTACCTCTTTTTCTTCAAGTGTATCTTTTTTTGATAAAGCAATATCTTTATCTTTTGCAACGTAAAACTCTTTAAACAAGTTTTCTTTATCGTATCTAAATGACATATATTTGTCCTTTCATAGTTTTTGTTAGTTTATTCATTAATTGTATCATAAAACACGCTATTTGTCAAGTCTTAAAAACTGACGTAAAATAACGATTTTTTACGTTCTAGGACGCATCCAGGTGCGTCAGGATTAGCGATTCGTATTAAATACGTGGTATACATCATCTATTTTTTTCTAGTTTTAGTTGTATTAAACTTGTTCTTAATATCATTAATAAACGACCCTAATGTTAAGGATAGATATAAGTAAATCTCACCTGCATAAGTTATCGCTATTGCTGACATTAATATCACAAGCATTAAAATAAACGTTTCCATATTATTTTCCTTCTGCCTTCATTTGTAAAGCAATGTCTATATCTGATTGTACTTTTGCCCACTTATCAAACTCATCTACCTCTTTTTGAAGTTTATCTCTAAAGGTAATTAAGTCGTCTTTAGCGTCTGCTACTTTACCATCATCTATTTTATCAATTGCTAAATTTAATATATCAATTGTTGCGATTGTTTCTATCATAGTTTTCTCCTTTGTTAAATTCCTTCGCCTGCTGTATATGGTGTTTTTAAAACTTCTTCAGCATCTGAATCAAGTTCTACATATCCTTCTTCTTTTGCATATGGATCCGATAAATCATAAACCACTTTAGCAACATATTCTGTATCACCACTATCTGAATAATTAGCGTCAACCATATAAGTTTCAACACCATCTTTTGTTTCAGTTATCTCGTGGTTAATCTGTGAGTGGTCAATACCACATTCACTAAATTTTACATCTGCCTCATCTTTATTGTTTGCTAATACTTCTTGTTCAATCACAAGTGTATAATAAGTTTTCTTTCTGTATAGGTTTTTACCTACATCTTCTTTAAAGTAACTTATGTTTGTATCAATTGCCATAGTATAGTCCTCCTAATTATTTGTTATCTTCACTACTCATTAATAAAACAATATAGTGAATTGCTTTTAGCAAGTCTTTTCTATTCTTGCCTTGTTTCTTACCGTATCTACATAGATACTTAATTGCATTTGCCTGGCAGAAATCTTTATCAATACCTAATTGTCTTAGCATATCTTGTACTTGAAAACCATCTTTAGTGGTACTGTAATGTTCACCATAAGTTGATTTTATATAATCTGAAATTTCTTTTATTATTTTATCTTCATTATATTTCATTTACTTCCTCTTTCATTAAATAGTTTACTTCTTTTCTTAATTCTCTAATACCCATTTTACTAAAATTCATAAATCTTGGTCTAATACCGTTTACAGATTTAAATTCGTCCCATATATAATCAATTAAATTTTGTCTTACTAAATCTCTTAATGTAAAGATACCATATTCAATCCAGTGTTTTTCATCTTCTATCATTAAACTTGTCCAGTTACCAGTAGTATTTCTATTTTCTTCATTATACTTACGAGCCTTTTCATTGTGCTTTTTAATATAGTTAATTAAGTTTTGTGATAGTTGTTTAGTCATATTCTTATTACCCATTTAAACTATAATAAATTACATCATCAATGTTGTGTTCATCAATATCTAACATATTAACATTGTCAACATTTAAGATTTCTTTTTTTGCTTTATCTTCATCAATTTGACCAGACTTCATATGTGCAAGTATTTGATCAACTTGATTTTCTGCTTCGTTTGTGTAGTATGTTTTAGTTTTCATAGTGTTTTCTCCTTTGTTATAGTTATACTATACAGGAAAAACACCTAATTGTCAAGTGTTAATTTGTGTTGATTTTATTGACTTTTTTGATGTATAAAATAGAACAAAGAGAGAACACCCTTTATTTTCAACGATTTTTGATCTATTTTACGTTTGATTCGTGGTATAATGACATTACATTAACCAATTCCATACTGCTCTTAATCCTAATAATAGATAACATAGTTCCATAAGCGTTCTAGGTATATCTCTATCTTTACAACCTATTAAAACCCATATAGAACAACTTAAACATCCTATTGACCATCCCAACCATTGTGTTTCTATTTTAGCATCTGATAATATAAAAACACTTATCATTGCAAGTATAAATCCTAACCATCTTATACCGTTTAGGTTTTGATAATATCTAATTTTCATTATGATAACCTATTTTTTGTATGTAATAACTATCTACAATATCTGATACCGGATTACCTACTTTATCTGTATCAAATATCTTTTTTAAATCTATTTTAGTTTCTTTGACAAATGATTCATACATCATATCTTTGTCTGCATTACCTTTACCTGTTGCACCTTTTTTTACTACACTTGGTACAACTGTATCATAATTTATATTTAATTGTTGTAATCTATATTTTAAAATACCACAGTTTTCTGCTATCTGAAATACTGCTTGTCCTTTTGATCCAAAAGAATATCCTTCAATATAAACTTTTAGATTTGTTAAATCGTAACTTAATCTATTAAATGTGTTAATTGCCCAATCTGATATTTGACTAAATCTTTTTATGGGTGTGTCGTATTCTTGGTGTTCAAAACCTATAATATTTTTGGCCATTTGACCAATATACTTTTTTTTGTTTGTCAAATAATAAAACATATATTCATCATCATTATTAATACAGACTGCAGGACTTGTTAAACTATAATCAACTCCAACTATCGTCTTCAACTTCATCTTCGACATCTTCAAACTCTACCTCATATCCACAAAAAGGACAAGTTAACGGTTCTAAATCTTGTTCTTCTATGTTCCATTCTATAGAGTATTTAGTATCGCAATTCGAACAATGCTTTTTTGCTTTTTCTAACATCTAAAATAATTTACCTTCTTCTCTCATTTTTTTTCTTATTTCTGTAGCAGAAATCTTTTGTATGTTATCAGATAAAACAATTTCTTCAATCTTATAACCCACTCCTCTACCATAACATATGTTTGTTATATTAGGAACTAAAGTTATTTTAATTCTATTTTTATATGGCACCAATGCCTTTTCAATATTTTCTTTTACAGTATCAAAATCAAAAGGATTATCACCTACACCTTGTACATCTCTTACTTGAATATTTACTTGACCTGTTTTCTTTATAATTTCCTCAAATAAAGTTTGATGTCCTTCGTGCCAAGGTTGCCATCTACCTAACATCTGTGCTGTAGGTTTTCTGTTGTCCCATTGATACTCTTGTATTTCATCTGCAATACGAATTGCCCATAATTCTGCATTTTGAGTTGGTACTCTAAAGTCATATTCTTCAGGTGGTTGAAACATTTTATTTGTATCTTCAAATCGTCCTTCTTTAATTGTATCTATCCAAACTGTATAGTCAGCATTAAAGTCTTCTCTGGTTTTTGGTGTAGGACATACAAAGTCAGCAATAACGTGTTTACCTTCATCTAATGCTTTTTGTGACAAGTCTTTCATACGATTGGCC